CGTTTAGTTTCTTTTAATAAAATCTTTTTGGTTTCAGAGGGTTTAAGACAGGGTATAAAAAATGACCACCCCTTTTTAAACTTCTTCCAATTTATCTGATACTCCACTTTCTCTATTTGCATCTTCTTTTTGCTTCTCTACAATTACATCCATATTTATAAATTCAGGATGTGAAGTATCAAATACAGCACATCTTTGGGCGGGCGCAGTAATTAACATGCCCTTAGACATTCTTTTGTTTATAGTATGACAATATATCCCGCGTATTCCTAAGTCTTTAATAAAAGCTTTATAGTCTGTTTGGTCTCTGTTTAATTCTTCTCTAAGTTTATTTACGGGGATAAAAAGTTTCTGCGTGTCAGGTTCATGTCGCATTATAAGTTCATGCCATTTAGGTTCCATTATAGGAGCTACAGATTTTGAGGTACGTTTATCTACTCCACCATTTACTATTAATAATCTGTTTAGATTTTGAACTATAAAACCACCTAATGTGGCTACATAAGAATCTACAGGGGCTATAGTCTCCTCTCTCAGCACTTTAATAATTTCACCGGCTTTTAAATATATGCGTTCCATATCAAATTTAATGATACCTAACTCATTAGCTATGTAACCCCCTGCAATATTAGCTGCAATGATCGCTGACCAATTTCTTTCTCGTTGTGTTAGGCGCATTTCTTTGTCTATTTTTCGTTGTATGCTACGAATTATATTTTTAGTTCCTTCGGGGTTAGCTATAACATGCTGAACAAATGGAACAATCGCATGTCCATAGTTCTCAGTAAGCTGGTGGTCAAATTTTTCTTTACCTTCTTCTGTAGATACAATGGTTGTGTCTTGGTAGTCGATTACAAATTCGATGAGCCTCATAAGCTCGCCTTCTGGTAAAGACTTCCCTACCATGAGCTTTTGGTAAAAGGAAGAGTTGGACGTGCTAAGAGTTATGGTACGCCACGTAGTGTCATTTATACGGTTAGCATTTGAATTCGCCATACCTTTGTCTTTCCCTTTACCTTGTGAACATTCATAGGCAAAGTCGCTTATATCATCGCTATCCAAGTTACTCAATTCATCCATCGTATTAACGATGTTTTTTAAAAAACCCAATTTATTCACACGGGCTACTGCTGTATCTTTAGGATTACCTAACAACATTTCAGGATCACCACATATACTGTTAGCCATACGAAGCACTGTAGTTTTACCTGTACCTGCGTTCTTATGTACAAGATTTATAATGGCTCCTTTTTGTCCTGTCATTTCTAACAATGGTGCGCCAAACCCAGACAACGCGGCAAACGCTTGTATTTCCAAACCTTTACGATTGTAAACATTAAATACTTCTTGCCATTTCTCAAACGTACCTTTGGGTTCAAAGAAACGTGCAATAGATCGAGTTACTTTAGCAGCGGGTGTATGGTAAACGCCGTCAATAGTTATTTCTCTTTCTCCAACAATAAATTTAGTGTTGTTGTCAGCCCAACCAAATTGAACGCGCATAATTTCTGATGCTCTTTCTGTCTGTTTAAATTTAATAGAGTTAAGCACGTACTCATGTAGAGCACCGCCGTTAGTTGTTGATATCACCCCATTCTTAGCTAGGTGTCTTAATAGTTCTCTCTTTTCTAGTTTATCATTTGGTATACTAAATTCACGTACGCCGTCATGCGGGGAATGAAACCGGAAAACAGAAACGTATGCTTCTTCTCCTGTGTCCCACATTTGTTGTTTTAAATAGAAGTCATGCTCGTAAATAAACTTAGCATCGTCTCCTTCTAGTTTGTAAACTCCCCCGTTCTCTCCTCTAAAGTAGCCAGTGAATTTATTGATGGGGCTATTTTTAGCTTTTTTTATAATTTTTCCTAGCTCTAGCGGTCCGTTTATTTTGCCCCTATGTACGCAGCCTTTACACCCGTTAGGATTTTTCTTTTCAAACTCTTCACAAGAATGTGCATATTTAATACCTACAATTTTCCTTTCAACGGCATAAAAATCATAATCAGGATGTTCTTGAGATACAGCATGTATAGCCATATCACCGTCTTCACAAAACTTAGCTACCGATAACGCATTCCACCAACGTGGTTCTGATAAAGTTGCTCTATTTTTTAAACTGTCTGTTAATTGTAAACATGTATCTTGACGGCTGATTAATTTAGAAAATTTATAACCTTTGTTTTGTATTAGTAATTTTTGTAACACATCCAGTGCTGGTTTTGTTCTAACTTTTATAACTGCGTTGAGGTCTACTCCAAGAATTTCACGTATTTCATCGGGTACGTGTCGTTCGGTACTAGAGACGATTACTTCTACAAGTTTAGGTTTTTCTTTTTTATGGTTATAAGTATTTGGTACCCTGAGTATCCGAGTAGGTTCAAATACAGCAGGGTCGGCACGAAATCCTTGTGTAACACAGACTTGTTTAAGACGGTCAGCTATAGGTATCCATTTTTTTGTTGGTACTTCTTCAGTAAATGCCCAATAGACATGAAGTCCGTAACCTGAATTTACTATTACGGGGTTGGGCAAACCAACTGTATCGCAAAACTTTTTAAGAGCAATGATGCCTTCTTTTTGTGTTGCGTATCCTTTTGGCAGTCCAGTAGAAGGTTCTATTTCTTCTGCTTTTTCCCTGCCACAATCTATATCAAGCCATATAGCTCCTAATGATTCTATGTTATCCTTTTGCCTGTTACCGCTTTTTTTAAGTTTTCCTAATGCAAAGTAAACATTTAGTCCTTGCTTAGATAACTCGTTAGCTATTTCATATG